TGCAGACTCATCCATTCTTCTAAACTCATCAGTTAGAAAGTTTCTTATCTCAACAATATCAAGGAGGTCTGGTGAATATAGGGTTAATAGGATCTGTTCGCAACATATCATCCAATTGTTCTCATAAGACATTCCTATCTTATCGTAGACTATGTGCTTCTTGCCGCTCAAGAATTGATTCATCTCTGGCTGTTGCTGGACTGGGACAATTGGGACAAGCGTCTCATTTAGATTGTCTGAGTAATAATCTTCTTCATTAAATATACTAAGTGCTGTCAGTCTGCTCCAAAGGAACTTTCTTATTTCAAACATTGCATCTAATTTATAATTAGCCATGTGCTAACCTCGCAAACGCTGCTGATGTTGCAGCCTCAGCTTCATTTGCCAATTGATTTGGCGAGAAGCTATATTTAACTGTTTTGACTTGGGCTGGAACACCTAATGCTCTAGATAAAGATGAGTTAAATAGTTTTTGAAATCCCGATTTTTTAATAGACATATTGACTAGCTGTCCAGTAAAGAAATATCTATATGCAGAAAAGAAAGAGTTTTTAGTTGCTGCTCCGCCTGGTTTTCTAACTGTAACAGATTCGCCTTTAGGCATAAATACAGTATACCCATCTACTTCAAATACTAGTCTTTCTGAAAATCTTGGGGCAATAACTACTGTTTTGCCCTGCTCCATAACCTCAGCTTTTTTTATAAATACATGTTTGTTATTAGAGTTTTCAGATGGTACAAATGATTTAGAGTCGGTTAGTTCGTAATTAACTTTTAGAGATAGCCCATCTGCTGGAAGTTTTTTTAACTTAAATAGCCTAGCCTCATCCTCACCAATTCTTCCCCATTCATAAACATGGTGAAAAGACTTTGGAGATGTTCTTGCTTTTGCATCTACATAGTCTCCAAAATCAACTTCAAGCTGATCAAATATTACATTTCTAAATGCTGATTGGAATTGAGAATTTTCTGCAAGCTTGGCCATTACATTTGTTTTATAAAACAATGCAGCAGATATTTGTGCAACCGTGCTATCTTTTATGGCACCAGATGCTGGCTTGTTAGCCATAAGATTAACTAGTCCGCTTGCTGCTTTAATTGCTAAAATATCAGATGCCAATTTGCTGATTCTCCGCTCTTTGCAATGATGAGTTATATCCGACTACATTTCCAAATGGATCTGCTATTGGAGTGGTTCCTACTACATCGAATACTGTGTCTGTATCATTTGGATAATTAAGCTCGTACCAAATTGGCTTACCGTTGACATCAACAATATTTTTAACCTTGTCTCTGGCAGTAAGCCTATCAGATGTTCTAACTTCTATGTACTGATTGTTTGAATATTTATTTGAAAACTTTTGGCTATCGTTGGACCTATTTCGGTTTTCTGTAATTACCCCTCTAGCATAACAATCTATTGTTTTAATATAAGAAAACTCTCTAACCATTGCACCAGTGTTTGGATCCTGCCGTTCAGATTGACGGTAGACATCCATTTTCATGGTCATTAAACCATCAACTAGGTCAAACATTACACCAGTACCATTTGAGTTATAACATAATCTGCTAGAAGCTTGTCAGCGTAAGAAGAGCCCGTTCCGCTAAAAGCTTCAGAAGAATATTCAAAATCCCAGTCTGTTGTAGATATCTTTTTAACGTATCTATCTCTCCACACACGGTCTTTTGCAAAGTACATCTTCATTAATTCTACCGTTGCGTCACGAACTTCATTTGGGATATAGTCCCAACCAAATCTTGCATATACTTTGTAACTCTTAGATCTTCTAAAAATATTTGGAGAAGAGTCATTTATTGAAGGCGGCACCATTCCATTTGCAATATATACATCGTCATTAACGCCAGAAAAATGATTGGCTCTTATTCCAAATCCACTTACTGTATTTTCAACAACTATTCCTAAGTTATTAATACTATTAATATTGTCTATAAGCAATTCGTCATTGGCATATAGGGTGTGTAGCCTATTTATTTTTTTAGGCATTGAAAGTGTATCTGAATCACTTCCTATTGTAAAGAAACTATCATCATGCAAATAAAACTTTTGTCCCGTGTGCCCTTCAATTATGTTTCTAGCGTATCTCTCCGCCAATTTTAATTCCTGATATGTTTTATGACTTGGATCATTTGCATCTGACCCAAGACCCATTTCTTGTGCTGCTTCTTGGATATCAACATATGGAGTAACAACATCAAGATAGGTTGTATTTGAATAGGATACTGAGTTGTATTGCCAATCCCATACTAATTTAAACTTTCTGTTTCTTGTTGTATGCTGTGTCGGAAGGTATACGCTAAATGAGCCTTGATCAACTTCACTTGCTTCTGCTGTAACAGTAGCAATAATTGTTGAAGTACTAATTTGTGGAGAGACAACTGGGTCACCAGTTATATCATAAAATTTTACGATTACTGATGCGGTAGGCGTAACCGCTTCACCTTTTACGTAAAGCTTTGTTGTTGCTGCCGTACTTGTATTTTGGTATATCTCTGCCATGTGTTAGGCTTAGTTGTAGTACTCCTGTACTTCTCTAGGTGTAGCCAATCTAAACCCTTCCTCCTTATCAAAAATTTCTTGAGCCACTTCTGGCTTCATTGCTACAAATGGGTGCTCTAGTGTGAATGTAAAACCTAGTGCATCGTATCTGTAGTTTGGTCGATCCATTTTTACTAGAACCATATCTTCATCTAGCTTCTGATTTGGATCTAGTCTAGGAAGAATTTCATCTGCATCTTCTTTTGCGTTCTCAATGTTTTTAAGTGTACCTTGGTATACTGACCAAGTTACTCCTTCTTCTGAAAGTGATGCAATAATATCTGCTTTGTTTTTTAGGCCGTCCACATCAACTGCGAAGTCCGCTGCTAATGCTTTTAAATCCTTGACCTTAAGTGTGTCAAATGACATATATATACTCCTTTGGTATGTATATAAATTATAGCACTATAAAATTAAAATGAAAAGCCCCCAAAATTAATTGGGGGCCTTTCGATAGTTATTTCTTATTTAATTAAGAAGCAACCTTAACGTCTTTTACGACTACCCATGCATCTGCCTGCTCAATTTGGGTACCCACGCGAGTATACATTGTATATTCGATTGAGTCCTTCTTTGGCCAGAAGAAGCGGTAAACAGTTACATCGCGCTTGATACCAATAACAACGTTATTTGGGAATGTCAAGTGGACGTCTCCGTGCTCTCCTGTTGGTGTTGCATATGATCCTACCTGAGTTTCCTTAAGTAGTGGAACTTCAACAATTGGAATACCAAATGCGAATGGTGCAACATATCCTGCTGGACCACCTAGACCACCCTGGTCTCCACGGATAATGCTTGAAGCAATATCTTGTGGGTTAACGTTCTGGATGTTCTGTGAAGTTGAATACAAGTAATCTTGTATAAGGTTTGAGCCTGCAAGGAAGCGTAGGTCTGGACGACGCTGCTTGTACTTACGTGGCATTGCCTTTAGAGCCTTGTTGAAGATGTCACGAGATACTCCTGCACCCGCTCCAGCTACTACACGACCATTTGTCTTTGCAATCTTGACAATACCGTCGAATGCCTTATAAAGGTTATCTCCAGATAGTGCTGTGTTACCGTTAAGGACTACGTCCTCTAGGTCGTTACCAGCCTGTGTTGCCATAAGTCTTGCAATGTGATCTTCTAGATCTGCACCTTCAATGTTGTCTTCTAGAGACTCAGTTGAAAGCTCCCAATCTAGGCGAAGTTTCTTTGTTGTGAGAGAAATCTTTGAGAACTGTACGGCTGCATTTGAGCCAGTGTTCTCTGCTTCGGATGCAAGCTTCATAAGCTTCTCTCCGACGCCGATACGATCAATCTCTGTAGTGTCAGCTCTCATTCGAACTGTACGTGCTACCTTACCGATTACTGTTGCATCGAACATGTAATCTAGGAATCTTGCGGATTGCTCAGGATTGAGCAAGCCTCCCTTACCCTCGGAACCTACGTGAATTCCGTCGGTAGGGTTTGCTGCGCCAGTCATTCCACCTGTTAGTGTTGTGCCTGCTTCAGCTGCTTTTGCTAATAGTTCATTACTCATTAGTTTTCACCATACCCTTATTTTGTTAATTCGCTAACGGAACCGAGGAAAGTGCCGTTCCATTTTGATTTTTTGATTGTTACTCCTGTTGACCCGCCAAGGTCAGAGGACTTCTTGATTGCAGTGTCTGATTCTACTGCGTCTACTCTTTTTTCAACTGTGTCCATTATAGACTTAATTGAATCAACTGCTGTTGAGAGTTCTGTGTGCTTTTCTGCTAATTCTGAAATTCTCAAATCGACATTCTTGCTAAAAGCTTCGACTGTCTCCTTGATTGTTGAAACCTGAGCAGCGTTTGCCTCAGAGGCCTTTTCCAAAGTCTCTGAGAAGAAACCCTTAAGGTCGCCTAGCATTTTAACAAAGTCAGGTGATTCCTGAGCTGTTAGTTCTGCTGATTTTTCCAGAACTTCGGCAGAAGTTACTTCAGCTACAATTTCAGCAGAATCTTGTTCTACTGGGGCAACTTCTTCAATAATTTCTGCAGGTGTTTCTACAACTGCTTCTTCTACTACTGGAGTTGCTTCTGTTACATTAAGCTTTTCCACTTCATTTCCTCCTTCTGCAATTGCCGTATTTATATTTTGTGTTTCAGGCAATGTTTGCAATCTTGATCTACGTGAATCAAGAATCTTTTCTATTTCTTTTCCTTTGTTTACGTCGTTTGACTCTACCCATCCAATTAGCTCTGTCTTTTTCCCAGTAACTGGAGACAAGTATTCTGACTCTGTTGACATAAATACAGAATCACTTTCTGCACAATAAAAAATATTTTCCATTTTAACATCTGCTGCGATGCCTTTAAAAATCATTTGTCCGTTTACTTTTTCAATAGAAAAAATGTTACATAGTTCGTTTGCTGGTGAATCAACGATTGATAGTTCAACTAGTGCATAATCTTTAATAAATCTTACTGATGCTCCTGTTGATTTGTTTACTTCGTTATCTGATTCAAGAATCTTTCCGCCAATTGAGAAACCAGTGAGAGTCCCGTCTAAAACCTTCTCCCATGTATCCTGAGCGCCTTTTGAAATGTATGCATCAACGTAAACTCCGTTGTAAAATTCTTTTGTTATTGGGTCGTAAAAAGTCTCTGGTCTAAATGAAGCAACCTTGCCAACTGCAAGTGGCTGATGCATTTCTCTTAGGTTTCCTCGGAAACCTTCAAACGCTTTCATGCTTGCTTCTTGTGTAACGACGTCACCAGTCTGATCCAGGTTATCTAGTGTTGCAAAACCTGAGACTGTTCTTTTTTCTCTATTGACCTTTGTGAATGGAACAGCTAAATTAATAGCATTTCCATTAGAAGACCAATGTGACTTTTCGATAATCATATGTTATATATTATAGAGATTGTTGTATAAAAAGGCAAATAACCAGTTGAGTAAGACTAGTTGACTTGTCTTCCATCTCCCTTTGCATTTCTGCCCTCCCCAGATTTATCTGGAGAATTGGCTGACCTTTCTTGGTCACGAGTTCTGCTTTGGGTGGCTTGGGCTTTAATTTCGGCTGCTTGGGCTGCAAGATCTACTGGAACGTCTCCGCCTTCTCTTGGAACCATACCCATTCTAACTCTAATTTCATTTGGAGTTATTACCTGGAATCTAAGATATCTTTCATCTATTTTAGACTGTGTGTCCGCATCAGTTAAACTTAATTCATTAAATTTAAGTTCTAGGGCATCAGTCATTTCCTGGATTATTTTATTTAATTTCTTTTCTAGGTTTTCCTGTGCTGGTCTGCAAACCTGCTCTTTAAATGTCTTATCTGCGTCTCTAGCGGCAGCTAAATTAATTCCTGCTGGTGTGCCAATTTTATTAATTGGGACTCTGTGAGCCATTAATATTTCATCTCTATTTGAACTTCTATACTTTTCAAATGAGCCTTCCTGTGCCCCTGCTTCAATTGGCTCCATTTTAAATTCAGTTTTTGAATCTGATGAGTCTGGTGGAAGTGGAATATATAGAGATCTGTGGTTCTTTCCTTTTAGACCGACCTGAAAAAATTCAAGCAATTTTCTTTCTGACTCTGCTGAAAGCTTTGCTCCTTTTACTGTAATAATATATCTTGGTACCGCCTTATTTTCAAAGTAATCCAAGTTGTACTTACCAGCAAATTCATTTCCAGCCATTGCGTTTTGTGCAGCAATAATATCTGGAATGCCATAGTAATTATTCTTTGGAGTATACTTCTTTAAATGAATTATTTCATTAGGTCTGTCTTCCTGCCCAGCGATTGGGTTAATAGTTTTAGTGTCTCCAAAGTTTCTAAAGAACACAGCCTTGCCATACAGAAGTTGAATAAAACCGTCTCTAAAGCGTCTTACACGCATTGTTTTTGAAGGTATATGTCCTATGTACCCTATCTTTCCAGTTGTCGTTCTACCGACCTCCAGATAGCCATTACCAGTAGCCTCATAATCAGTATAGAACTTAATAAGTGTTTCTTTAAAAGTTTCATCCTCATTACAATCTTCAAGCCAAGCATGTAGGTCTTGCTTAATTCTATTTAACTTCTTGCGGGCACGATCTAATTGCTTTTCATCTTGAATCTCGTCCAAGGCACCTGTTGTTTTTTTTGATTCTATAAAATCAAATCCAAGACCAACTATATTTGCAACCTTTGCATTTATTGCTGCATAATTGTATGGAGAAATTTCATAAATTGTTGAAAGATAATCTAAATTATACTCTGGCTGAACTAGATCAAACGTGGCGTAACCACTAACAGCTTGCTGAACTTGAAGCTGCTGGCTTTCTGAACCATCCTTACCAACAAATGCTTTTTGAATATCTCTAGAAACTTTTCTTCTAAACGATGCTCCTAAACCAGATAACTTAAGTATGTCTTCTGAATCTATATCAAATAGGTCGTCTGATTTTTGTGTAGTTGGATTATTAAATCTAACCCAGTCTGCTGCATTTGAAATGTCAATATTTTCGCTAAACATTTCGTCTTTAGATTCAATCATTTTTGAGGACCCCTAAGCTTAGCCATTTCTTCCTTATGAACTCCTATGTCCAACGGATCTGGGGTAAGACCCCACCTTAATCTTTGTTTCTGATATTCAAATTCTTCGTCATCAATTTGTCGGCTTCCCTCAATAAACTTAGGCTGACCTTCTTCAATTCCATAGTGGGCAACTGCCTTTGCTAACAACTCTATTCTTTCTTTATTGCCAAACATTGATGCTATTGATAGAAAGCTGTTGTCTTCGTCGCCAATCCATCTTCCGTCAGGCATCTCCCAGACATAGACTCCCAATCTGGTCTCGCCAGATTTCATTTGAGCATTAATTCTTTTTATGTCCATAGTTAATTATTTTACCACTATTGTAGACATAAGTCCAGCTTTTTGTCACTCAATCTGACAAAACTATATGACCTGGAACACAATTCTGTCTCTAGAGTAGGTTGCCACTGACTCTTCTGTCATCTCCATAGACGAACCTTGAGCAATAGAAGCAGATTTTCCAATATATAGGTCATAATGCTCCTGATGGCTAATTAAAGGATTAGAATATAATGCTATATTTTGATATAAATTATCGTCCAATACGCTAGACCTAACTCCCAATAATTGTTTTCCATTAAACCATATTTGACCAGTTATTGCAGCAGTTGTCTTTATTAGTATATAGTTTGGCTCTCCTATATACAAATATGAAGATATGTTTGTAGCAGATGATGCGTCCTGCCCATTTATATATAAATTGCTAATGTTAGGTTTTGTTATTGCTCCGCCTGCCGCCCACGATAATGCTGTTTCTACGGATCCAGTTTTATTAAATAAAAGATAACCGCTGGATAAAGACTTTGGAGTAAATATCATTTCAATATTTCTATTTTGGCTTATTGCATCAATATAGAATGCTGAGGTTTTTGGTCGTACTCCGTTTTTGCCTTCTCTAAGTCTTATGGGGTGGCTGTCGTTTGCTATATCAATATCCCAAACTGATCCTGCTGTTGGCTGAGATATAGAAAGTGTGCTACCGCCGCTATGCCCTAGCATTTTTTTTGTAGAATAAAAATAAATTTTTAATGAATACAACTCTGGTAAATATACGTCCGAATTTGTTGAAGTAAAAACAAATTTAAAATACAGTATCTTGTTTGAAGAAAAGCTAGAACCTTGGGTAAACCCTGGAATAGATGATCCATTTACGCAAGGGAGCCAGGGACCTGACTCAGAAGTTTCAGATACATAAACAGAAACTCCGCTAGAAGCAACCCAGTCAATTTTAGAAGATACATAATTTTTTGTAATATTTAAAACCATGTCTTCTACAAATTCTCCAGATGTAGATCCTGAATTTAAATAAATGCTATTGTTGTTTTTACTATAAGAAAGGTCAGCATTATCATAAATAAGAGTATCCCATGGAACTTGAGCTGGATAAACGTATTTGGTTTCTATCTCTTGATACCTTTCTCCCGCCTTAAATAATTCACCTAGGTCTGGCAAAACTATCTGCTCGTCATTATTTAAGAATAAATTATTATAGTGAGATATTATTGATTGTTGAGATAAAGAATATCTGTATACAGCTGGACAATCAATTAAAAAATATTCTCCAGACAAAGCGGGTCCAGATACTAAAGATACAGAGGTATTAGTAAACCTAATAGAGACTGGCTGGGTAGACACCATAACTCCATTTACATAAAGGCTCATAGAGTTTACAGAGTATACCCCAACAACATGGATAACTCTATTAGGATTTGGTACAGAATAATCAATTCTTTCAGATTCTAGTTTAAAAACAATATTTCCGTTATCCCAATATAAACCAATGCCATTTGAATCTGCTAAAATTGGAGTTATAGATGTTATAGTTTTTGGATGTATCCATGCTTCAATAGAGAAGTCATTGTCATAAGTATCAAATGTTCCAAATCCCCCAGTACCCGTTGTTCCAGAAAAATCTTTTGACATGGTAAACTGAATATAATTAGAAGAATCAATCTTATTTGTATGGGCTCCGCCAGAAACTATTGGCATTCCCATTTTAACTATCTGACCAACATATGATGCGTGATTGTTGCAACCAGAGATGTCATACGCTATCGATCCAGATGACTCGTCTAATTTCCACAAGCCAATAGGGGAATCTTTAATTACATCTAGATAGTAGGACATATTTTAATTATATCAGAGGGTATTGATTAAACCCAATGACCTATTGCAATGTATCTTGAATTGCCATGAGCTGGTTCTGCGGTTACCTGTACATCTGATGGAGCTATAATTATGCTGCCTGCTTCTGGCTTAAAACTAGGTTTTCCAGGTATTGAAATCTCCCCACCAGAAAAAGAATCATTTATGTATAACCTAGCAGTGTATTTACCGTTTGCCCCACAGTTATTTTTTACCTGACCCTCATTATGCTTTCTAACCCAAAGCCTAGGGCTTAGATTAACTTCTTCCTCTATGTTGTTAAACAACTTGTATTGGCTAAAACAATGGTGGAATGTGGCTTTTAAGTTATTAATTATAAAAAGACTACGGGTATCTACAGGACCAGTTTCGTTTGAAAAATCAGACGATATTCTTTTTTCATACCCGTACTCTTCATCATGCCACTTGCTAATCAAACTGTTTGTGTTTTTTTCGCTCTCTTCAAGGAAGCCTATGTAGTTACCTATCTCTTGAAGACAATAGGTAAAATAAAAAACCTTTGGTGATATCTCTTGGAAAACATACATTGCCATTTTAAAACCCTTTATTCTGGAACAAAGACTCCGTCAACAAACGAGCCTTTATTCAACCAAAATGACGGAACCATGTATTTGAGTCCGCTTTTTACTAAATGTGCTGTGTGACTATATGGTGGTTCTGATGGGAATATTATTACGCTTCCCGCTTCAGGCTTTATTGAAAAAGTAATTCTTTCTTTATTTCTAGGATCGTCGATATCTTCTGAAGCTGCATAATCTGTTGAAGTCAGAACTCCATCTTTAATTGTAAAAGATATTTGTCCCCCTTCATAGTCATCGTTTAGATACATAACCAAAGAATACTTTAATCTCTTATCTCCCTCTTGCTGGTCAAAATGTGATCCCATAAAGGTTCCAGCTTCATATCGCTTGATAGCCGTGTCTGTCATCAAAATTAATTTAGACTCTTCATTTACTTTTTCAGCATAGTCTAGGCAAACGTTTTTAAATCCATCGAAAATTTCATTAAATATGTATTTAGAATCTTCTAAAATATCTTCTGGGCATTTTTGTAAAATTTCATCCAGCTTTAACATTTTAATTCTTTTATGATTTCCGTAAACATACATTTCTCCGCTGCATGCGCTCCACTCTTCCCAGGGCGTAATGAACTTTGAATATTTTTCTGATTCCGTTTCTTCAATTAACTTAACTAAATTTTTTGGATCAGATACTACATTTTTGTAATAATAAACCTTATCGTGCAATTTTTCAGATATCATTTGTTCTCCTTCTAATACATTCTTAATTATACCACTATCTATCATTTAAATAAATCTTCTTTATCTGGGTATACAAACTCTAGTTTAAAATCTGGGTCTTGTTTAAAAAGAACATCCTCTCCAGATGGATCTATCCAGAACATTGGTAGCATATACTTCCATCCAGACTTGACTTCGTGTGCAGTGTGACTGAATGGAGATGGTGATGGGAATATCACAATGCTACCAGCTTCAGGCTTAATATAGAAGTCGTACAATCCTTCATTTTGAGGATGAAGTATGTCTCCCTGCAAAGCTCTTTCTGTTCCAGTTATAATTCCTTCGCTTATGCTAAATGATAGTTCTCCGCCTTCGTAGTCGTCATTTGGCCAGACAACTAAAGAGTAAAGTAGTCTTGTGTCGCCTTCTTGAGAGTCATGATGAACTCCCATATAGTTACCAGCTCTATATCTGTGAACACCAAACTGTTCCAAAAGAATAAGATCTTTATCTATCTGCTGCTCTTTTTTATAGTCTTCACATACCGCTTTTATAGCGTTAAACAATGGATCTCTTATATCAATAAAACGCTGCTTTGTTTCTTCGGAAACATCTTTATCTATATTATAAACGCTATTCAGCAGGCAAAGCTTTTTGTATCCATAAACATATGGGTGACCCATAGATCTGTTTTCATCTACATCCCATTGATTCCAGGGAGTAATTATTGAATGGAGCTCTTCGTGATTTTCAGAATCATTTACAAGATCTAGCCACTCTTTTACATTAGGTATAGCATTTCTATAATAATAAACTTGTGGGTGAAGCTCTTCTCTAATCATTCCGTTTTCTAGTACAGTAGTCTTTGTCATATTATTCTCCTATTTTTAAAGCAACTTCTTTTTTAGCAGTTTGATCTGGGCCAGGCCTTAACCTTTCCCCTTTTTCTTTTAATTCTGCCCAAGACTCTGCGTCTTCGGCCTGTCTTTTTCTCTGCTCGGCTATATCAGATTCCCAAAAAGCCTGCTTGGCATCGTCATACTCAGCTTCTATGTTATCCCAAAAAGAGCCAATTGTCCATCTAGTTCCTTTAGTAATCATCTGAACCTCATGAATATTGTGATGCCCGCCTGAAAATGCTGCAAGCATACCAGTTTTTGGCTGAAGTGAAATATCATGATCTCTAAAATTTAATACTCCGCCTTCAAAATCTTCATTTAAATAAAGAAAGGCAGCCCACTTACTTCTTTCGAATGAGTTATACTCAGGTGACTCTAAAGATGTATTGTCTGAATGATATCCAGCATAAGCACCTTCTATCCATTTTTGTGCATGGTAGCTTACTAGCTTAACTTCATCACCTCTACATATCTCTGTAGCCTCTTGAATTTTGTCTTGCAGGGAAGTAAAAAAATCAGGCGCTAAGCCAAACTTTTCTTTGTCCTCGTCATCTGGTAAGTTTGATGCAAACGAATCATAAAATGAAATTGGTGCCCATTGCAAAGTGCCTTTTTCTGCAGAATGCTCCCAGTATTTAATAACACGATCACAATCTTCTGGACTAAGGAAGTTTTCAAAAAAAACAATATCTTCTTTTACCCTATTTTGATTTTCTAAATTAAATGTCATTGAGATCAATCCTTTCTAATTTTTTAAGCTCATCATAATTAATTGTCTGATAGGCCCCAGCTTTTCTTTCTTCTTTAGTTCTTGCAATTTCCATCTCTTTCCAAATTTCCTTACCGTAAAGCTTTTCATTTTCTAACCATTCTGGTGATCCAGGATAAAATCTAACCCAGTGATTTCTTACAAAATATTTTGGTGTGCCCTTTACTTTTTCAACACCGTGCATATAAAACTGCCCAGAATCAGAAAGAAAGTCTGGATCGCCTGCTGGGAATAGCAAAACATCGCCTTTTTCTGGCTTGTAGTAAAAAGTTTTATTGTCTACTAAAAATGTAAGCCCGCCACCTTCATAATCTCCGTTTAAATACATCGTACATGTAAACGTAAACTTATATCCTCTAAAGTCATGATAATCTCTTTGATAGTCTGTGTGAACGTGCATAGCCAGGTCTGACTCTTCAATACCACCTTCGACTTCATACTTGCATATTGAAGGACCCATTCTTTTCCATAATTGAGTATTCAAGCCATCTTCTTCATTCAAAACTTCTGCATCAAGATCTAAGGGTACACCAAAGGTATCTGCGTATTGATTTGTTGTTTTATTAAACACATCGATAATTTCATCCCAAAAACGTTTTTCTAGTTTTGTTCTTTCAGATGATTCAACTGAGTGATCAAACTGATCCGCTTCTTTACCGAATGTATACCAACCATGCCAATTTAAAGCTGACCCTTCTGGGTTTTGTTCAGAATCTTTAATAGTCTGTGTTAGCAAATCAATGTCTTGCCATGGATTTTTAAAAACCCATATCTTTGGATACAGCTCTTTGTACTCAAATGTCATGGCTTACGGTCTCCAGTATGCTCAAGTATTTGCCAAAAGAATGGTGACGTATACCTTCCGCCAGAAATAATTGGTCTAACTCCATGTATATAATTTCTGTCTCCTGGGAAGAAGTATGCTGATCCTCCAACTGGCTTAAACTCTATTCCTTGTATTGGAAAAAATAGCTCTCCGCCTTCGTAGTCATCGTTAAAATAAAATAGTGAAGCTATGTCATAATGTGGAAAGTCGTTTGGGGTTCCAGCGTCTGGTCCTTCATGAAGCTCTTTGTCTGCATGTGGGTCCTGTCTTGACCCGACTGGCCATTTAACAATAGCAGGTCCAGTTGCTTGAACATGTACATTAAAAAACTTTTCAACCTCAATCTGAAGTCTTGATATCAAGCCATCTACTACATCAACTATAGAAGGGTCTGCTGAAATAGCCATAGATCTGCGTGTGCAAACTCTATCGTGCCAAGCATTAGCATCATATATAACAGTTCCATTCTCATTCACATGAGAATCTGTAATATCCCAAGTTTTATTGTTTTTAGCAAAGTTAGTGAGTCTTACTCTTTCTTCATCTGTTAAAAAGTTTTTTAGCTCCACGATATTTTCTGGACCTGCACCATAAAATCCAGAAGGCGTTATAGATCCAAGAGATCTGTAGTCGTGAGTGTTATTAGTGTTTAATCTTTGTTCCATTTACTTGTATCTCCTTCTAGTCCAAAATTTTTTCTTATAGACTCCACCTTCTGGTGTTCTAAAAGTTTCTGATGTCTCCGCTGCTTTTCTCATAATAGCCACAGGCTTATGAAAAATAAAATCTGATTCCCAGTCTTCTCTTTTGAATGGTATTATCTGTAAGTAAGGGGTTCCAGCAGGTACAACTCCAGCAAATCCGTTTTGTATAAAAAATGGTATCAACCCAGATGTTGTAACCTTGTCACTATCTATTATACCACCAACGGTAAGCCATGGTAAGTCAAAATGATTTATTGGCTGTATATAAAGAGAGCTATATCCTTCTGGAAGTTGCGGGGCCCAGTTAGCATACCAATGAAAATGATTTTTTTCATAACCAGCAGGGACTTGAAATCCAGCAGATTCTGGTCTTTCTCCTACAAAGTCATCAAATTTTAATGGCACTCTTGCCTTTATTCTATTATTTTTTTGATAAAATTCTATGTCGCAAGGGGTAACTAATGTGTATCCTGTTGTAAATGTATCTAGCATAGCTGGACATGCTTTAAAGTTTAGCATCTTTCCGCCGTCTTTATTTGCATTAGAAACTGGGTTTCCATAAAAATCTTTTATATACATATCAGCATCTTGCCACCATTTGGGCATAACTTTTGCAGATGGGCAGGGGGCAGTTTCGACATCATTATAATGTTTATTTGAATGAAATGTTATTTTGTTCATTGTGGTATACCGCATCCTTCTGGACCATCTATAGAAGATTCATCATTTTTTAACCTTAAAGACTTTACTTCATGAGATCCAATTTTATTGTTTTTATGATCTACAGCGTTTCTATAAAAGTCAGTCCATTTTCCAGACTTATTAATATCGCTAACAATTTTGCCATAGTCTTCTTTTGGAAAAAAGTCTACTGGTAAATCTTTATACCCTTTTATTGTGGCTACTGAATTATTTAAATTAGATAGAGATATGGGAATGATTGATGCAACTGGTGTATTTGCTGGAATGGTAATAACCTCGTTGGCCTTTGTTATTCTCCATGCAATTGGAAATGTTCCTTTAAAAAATGAAGTGCTTATTAATGTTGTAAATGGCCAGACTCCATCTATTGGCCAATTTGGTGTTGGCATAGCCAACATGCTTATGCTATCTTCACTTCTTATTACCAAGTTTGTATTGAAGCTAATTGTTGCATTAGCTCTTGAAGTTGATACATATTCATGTCCTTTTAAAACCTTAACATGAGTATCTGTTGAATCTGAGATGCCGTCCCAAATAAATTCAATATCTACTGGAAAGGAAATTCCCCAACCCAACGTATTTGAAAGACTTACTGGGAAACAATGATAGGCATGCTTATCAGATGTTTCATCCATCCAGTCTCTTTTTACCCCTAAAGGCTGAATGTCTGCTGATTGATTTGGATAAACTTTGTATACATCAAAGTTCATCAGTACCCATCTTTCATTGACTTCTCAGACATAAACTGTCTATAAAAAGACTCTGTGTGCGTTGCATCATTGTAGTCTGTCATTGTAACAATTGAATACTTTAGTCCAGATTTTACTGGAAGGGCGGCATGTGAGAACAAGTATGTTGATGGAAATATATATAGATCTCCAGCTTTTGGCTTAATAGTTAAATCAAGCTTATCAAATCTTAGTCCACCTTCTTCATAATCATCATTAATATATGCAACCATCGATACTGTTGAGATATAAGACCATCCATGATCTGAATGATAAGAAAAGTGTTGTCCTTCTCCATATTTAATAAAATTCATTGCTTCCCAATATTTTAATTCAATATTGTAAAAAGAAGAATAATCATCTAGTGCAACAAGCTGTACGTCATGAACATCTTGCCAAACTTCATCGACGCTTTTATTATACTTATTTTGAAATCCGTCTTCAAATTTTTTCCATTTAAAATCTACACAGTCTCTATAGTCAGGCATTTTTTCTCTATATCCTACTGTTGCTTCTTTCCAGGTATGCATACCCTTGGAATTGCTTATAGCATTTTCTAGCCTATTAATTACATCCATCTCTGGAGTAATTACGTTTCTATATACCCAAAGACCTGGAAATAGCTCTTCTTTTTCATACATTATTCTTTTCCCCATTTTCCTATTGGACACTCAGCGTTACTAAGTTTAGTTTTTAAAGTCATTATGCAGCCACATTTTTTACATTGCTTTGTTGGATTTATAAATTCTGGGCAAGACAAACAGACACTGTATCTTTTTTCAGATACAGATTTTTCTACATATTTTGTATTTGGGTCTAAAAAATCCCAAGGCCTAGCGTCTCCTAGGCTTTCTTTATATTTTTCCCAAGCACTTTTTTTGTTATCGCTGCTCATTAAGCATTGTCTGGGCTAGTAAAGTTGACTCCATCATAAAGCCAACCCTTTTCAACTAAAAACTGTTGTTCTTGTTCTATTTCAACTATTTGTGAATTAACTACATCATCAATAAACTGCTGAGATTCTGCTAAGTCGCCAATTAGGTCTGCTCCCATTCCCCATTGTCCAACTACTTCACCGTCTACAATTCCAGCAACTCTTATTACTTCTGGGAGAGTGCCTGTGCCGTCTTCTACTAAAGTTGTTTCGTTAGTTTCGGAATCTTTTTTATAAAATTTACCATCTACAAACAAGTCTCCTGGCATTACATCGTGATTACTTGAGTCTTTTAAAATAACTCCTGATCTATTTAGCGCTAACCATTTTTCGTGTACTGGTGTAGAACTTGTTATAAACTGAACGTGTTTAACCACTCCGTCTCTTACGTATCCAAAGTATGGCATTATATCTCCTTTTAATAATTGTACAATATTTTTTATTTTTTATCAATACCCTGGGGCAATATTTCTATTGCCCCAGTTAGTATTAATTAGCAGTACCAGTTGTTTCCTGCACAGGCACACCATGGGCAGAAGTAATAATATACTGCTCCTACGAAGTGTGGTGGGAAGAACGGTGGGAAGAACGGTGGGAAGAACGGTGGGAAGAACGGTGGGAAGAA